CCGCCGTAACCGCAGGGTCAGCTAATAACCCACGTTCTTTACATAACTTCTTTAGTTGTTCCGCGACTGGAACCCAATCATCTTTGGCGACAGGCTCAGTCAAGAACCAGTACGCATGTATCCCACGACCAGAGTTAACTACGTAGGGCTTAGGTAGCTTAGTAGCCGAGCAGAATGTACGTAGCGCATCTAAAGCCGCTTTCTGATTTACAAAGTCTTTGCTTGGCCCACAGTCTAAATCTAAAAAGAACGCTTTAAGAAGTTTAGCGTTACTTACTTTTCGAGAGCCACTTTCATCGAAAGATGCAAGGGCGAAATATACATCGTACCCATCATCATCAAATTGTTTTGCATCTAATGCTAGTTCGTCTAATGAATCATAAAATTTTTGAACCCGACGTTGATCCGACATACGAGAAGTGAACATGCAGTAGAGACCCTCATCACTAACTGCCCTCCTCAAAAATGTATTTGTATCCATACTTATTTATCCAAAACCGAGAGACACCGTGGCAGGGGTGCCGAAACACCCTCTTCGGAGATCCTATCCACGGGGGGAGTTGTTAGCGGTTAATCGTCCCAATCCGCTAGTACGTCAGCCAACTCGTCTTTTGCAACTTTGGCTGGTGCGGACTTCTTAACAACTTTCTTCGGTTCAGCTACCGCAGTGTCAGCGGTATCGTCGCCCCAATCGTCCTCATCAGCTACAACAGCGGCAGGTGGGGCAGGAGGAGCAACAGCAACAGCGACAGCGACTTCTCCAAAGGGACTTACATCTTCACTAGCTTCAGCGGTAAACCCACCTTCAACTACACCGAACGGAGAGGTGTTCTCCATAGGCTTGTAAGTAATAACTTGCACGGCCTTCAAACGTAGAGATACGCCTGTACCCATAGATCCAGTATAGGGATTTAGAGCCATGTTAATGTTGACCGTGCTGCCTGTGGTTAACAAGAAGTCACCGCCCAACCTAACATTTGTAGAATCCACTTGCATAGGAGCACGGGTAACATCTTTACCGTACGCGCCTTTCAACTTGGCTTTGTGGGTGAACGTACCGTCTTCTTCTTTCTTAAACGGTATTTCAATCTTCTCAGGCCAGCTATCTTCTCTCTTAGCTTTATAAGCCGCAGACATAGCCTTAAACAGATTCTTAGCCTGATCTTGAGACATACGGAAATTCACTGAGTATTCCGAACCGTCATCCAAAGGTTCGCAAGGAACACTACGCTGCTCTTTATTATCGAACTTGTAAGTTCTATTCAGCTTGGGGTACATCGCTTCTACATTACTTATCATGTAGTTCATTGAGACTTCGCTCATTTTTAGTTCTCCTAAATTAAATTGTCGTGCCGTGAACAAACCCTTCTACCACGCCAAACGGCGACTCGTTATCCCAACTTCTTGGTGGGGGTAACATAGCCAACGCCCGTGCAGTATCTGAGTGTTCGCTCATTTCCACGGCTTCTTCTAGCTCTTCTGGTTTTAATACCCTTACAGGTCTAAACCGAAGTTTTGGGATATAACCATCGTCCTCAAATTGTATCTTGGTGACTACGGTTATGACGGAGGTGTCATGTTTAGCAAGATGTTTTGCATAGTCTTGCATACTCATCCACCCTCGCGTTGCGTTACCGAACAAAGCATTTGCTGGTAACTGCATCTGGTAAATCTCGTCGGGTGTGCCATCTAAAGTGATAGCTATCCGCTGAGAAAACTTGCAAGCACGGGCATTACCATTACCAGAACCTTTTATATTCTGAGTACAGTCCATGCACCGCCTAGCCTGTCTAGTATCTTCGGGGACTTCTTGGTCAGGTACAGTAGTATCAGATGACCAGCAGATTGGAGATGATGACCTACCGGCACCGTACTCGTTGTTGTAGAACATACGCCCTACACCTGCGGCATTAACTATAACTACGTCTAAGCTATTAGACTTTATAAGGCGTTCATCCCCTTTAATTACTTTGCGGAACTCCCCACCCCTGATACTAATACGCCTGAAAGTACCTTCAGACATTATTGATCCTCGAATTCAGACATTACATCGCCAATTGCGTCAGCGTACACAGAGTCTGGCGTTTTATCTGTAACAGAGTTTAGTAATGCCTTATCTACGTGTGACAACTTAAACCTGTAGGTCTTACCTATCTTCACGTACGTGTTGCTGGGTACTTTATTCTGCCGCAACCATGCCCGAACCGTAGACACGGACACTCGTAGGTGCTTTGCTACGTCTTCTATTTCTACATATGGTTCTAATTCCACTACTTCTTCCTCACATTTATTGTGTATTCAGTAACACTGTTAAGCCCTTTGGGTAACTTATCTGGGTTTTCTTCTAAGTATTGCGCTATAGCTTTCTGCGAAACGCGGCGTTCTAGTAACTGGGGTACATTCTCTGCAACAACAAATTCGTGCATCTTTTCCCAGTCATCAGTCCAGTACTTAGTTTTTGTGGTGCGGTAGAACAAACCTGCGTCTGTCTTTACACTCTCCACCCCATGCTCTTTACAGTGATCCATGAGTTTTTGCTTTACAAGGTCTTGCTGGCTACCTAACCGCTCGTACTCTTTATCAAAAGCAGCTTGAATTTCTTTACGCTTGGCTCTGATTTTAATATACGTTTCAGTCAGCTTAGTAAGCATACTCTGCTCAGTATCAATCATTTAGGTTCTCCATATGCCTTATAAGATACTATAGTGCCAAGTAATGACTTAATCAAGTATTTCGTTGTACAGATCTATCATTTTTGTATGTACGTCTATTCTATTATCTAGTAGTGAGTATACTCGCTTCTCCACCGCCGAACCTTGTAGCTGTACCACCGTACACTTATGGTCTTGCCCCTTCCTATGGACACGAGCATTAGCTTGTGCGTACGTCTCTAAAGAACTGGTCGGCCCCCACCACACCACTGTATTCGCAGCGGTTAACGTAACACCATGTGCAGCAGCCTGCGGTTGTATTACAAGGACTTGAGTAGTGTCTTCAGTTTGAAATCGTTTGAATATCTCGGTGCGCTTAGTACCTGAAACGTCCCCACGAATTACTTCTGTAGGTATACCGTCAGCCTTTAGCTTCTCAGATAGTATGTCTATAACGTGCTTGAACGGCACAAACACGAGTACCTTCTTACTTGATTCGTCTATGACCTCACGCAGTACCTTGTATCTGTGCTTAATATCAAACTCTAAAGAGCCTCCGTCATCGGTGTATACGGCACCGGCTGATATTTGTAATAGCTTGTTCATACCTACCGCTGCGTTTACGGCAGTTATCTGCTCCCCCGCCGCTTGCATGACCATCTTATTTTTAAGTTCTTTGTAGTACTTAGTCTGTTGTCGGGTAAGTTCTACTTCTCGTTTTACATAAACCATGTCTGGTAGGTCTAGGCACTCTTCTTTAGTAAACCGTATAGCGGGTTGGAGTGCGTTGTATACTGTGTCCGTTGCGGTTTCTTTCTGCGCCCATTTGAAGTTGGTCACTTTGTACATGACTTGATCTCTAAAGGCACTGAAGAACCGTGGTACTGAATTAGGGTTAACAAGTTTAGCCAGACCGTAGGCATCCAACGGGCTTTGTGCTGCTGGCGTGCCGGTCATCATCCACAACCACGTATCTGAAGTTAATAACTTGCTAAGGGTCTTCCATCGTTTGGTCTGAGGGTTCTTATAGTGAGTAGCTTCATCCACGATTACCAAGTCAAACCCGCCGTTGGCTATGGTGTCAGCTACTATCTCTACACCGTCGTAGTTGATTATCACAAACTCTGCACCACGTTCTATGATCTCCTTGCGCTTGGCGGCTGGGCCGTAAGCAACATCTACCGTACGGTGCATGGCAAAAGTAAACAGATCGTCCACCCACGCCGAGTGCATAATAGACAAAGGGCATATCACTAATACGCGGTTGATGTGGCCCTCATTTAGCAGATAGTCCGCAGACCATATGGCGCTGGCGGTCTTGCCCGTACCCTGCTCGTTAAAGCAGAACCCGCGCTTGTGTAGCGTAAAGAACTCAGAGGTTGTCCTCTGGTGCCTCATAGGTTCGTGCTTACCTGTCCATTCGTACCTCGAACGTATCGGGGAAGGTATGTTTATATCTAAGTTCTTTAGTACACGGGCCTCTTCTATGCCCCAGTTAACTACCACTCTGTTGCCAGACAACTCCTTACTTTTAGGGATGATCTGCGTCACCTTCGCTGGGTTCCTAAGTTTGAGTAATACTGCCCTGTTATCTACTATCTGCATTTATGCGCTCCACGCAAAAAGGCGTGAAGGGGGTCTCCACAACACGCGAATAAAAAATGGGGCAGGGCAACAGGGTTAGCCTGTTCCGAGCATCCGGTGGAAACCCCCTATTACTAAAGGATCATACCCCAAAAAACTGCCGTCTTCGTACCCACGGACGGCGCGTGGTGGACACCCAAGGAGAGGGCATGGGTCGTACTAAACTGTCCTACGCTTTGGTCTTTTACCATTGCGACTGCGGTTGGCACTGCTACTTTCTACTCTGTAGCCATCTGCATTGCTGCCACCCTTACTTAACATTTTATTGTGGCTGACATCTTTACCCTCACGCTTGTCAGCTCTACCGTTTTTGTTAGCGTCACGCCCGTTCTTATCCATCGCACGCCTAGCACGCTGTCTCTCCATACGTGCTTCATGCGCTGCGCTACCCACTGGTGGGTTACTTTGTTTCTTACGGTCTGCTTTGTTCTTGTACGGCATTAATTTCTTCCGTTATGTGAGCACTCTAGTACAGGGCACCATGCCTTACACAACCCGCTAGGGTTAGGAACCCACTTGTCATTCTTAAAGGCTACGTCCATGTCGCTGTATTTACCCAGCCACTTAGCCCATAACTTCTTTTCATCTTCTATGGTGTATCGGTCTTTAATAAGATCCTCACTCACCACAAACAATAATCCAGCCCGAACAGTCTCTACTTCAGGATAGTGCTTAAAGGTAGCCAAAGCCATAAGCTCTAGCTGTCCCTTGTCCGCGTACCTTGCGGACTTGCCGGTCTTGTAATCAATTACCCAAGCCAGCTTGTTTTCTCTGTCTAGTATAACTAAATCAGCTATACCACGGAACCACACGTTGCTATCGAAAAAACTACATGCCTCTAAGTTCTCAGTCAGTCCCATCTTGATTTCGCACAGCTTATCACCCTGCTTATCGTTAAGTGCGTCTAGCATACCTTGTGCATAGCTAAACCGTGGGTCTAGTTCACCACCATCGCGGATGTATATCTCCGCTGCTTCGTGGAAAGCTGTTCCATACAACGTAGCCTTAGACTCCTTGAACGGAT